CAAGTAAAACCTACTTGCCTTGATGACTTGATAGCAATGACCGCGTTGTTCCGTCCTGGTCCAATGGATGTCAACGCTCACCAAGATTTTGCTGATATCAAAGCAGGCAAGAAGAAACTTGTATATGACTTTGGTATGGATGAAGTCACAAGAGAAACATACGGTCTGTATGTTTATCAGGAACAAATCATGAAAGCGGTAATTGTAGGAGGTTTGACGGAGGTTGAATCAGACACGCTGCGTACAACCATCAAGAAAAAAGATGTAAAAACATTGACGTCGTTTGGTGATAAATTCAAACAAGGGTACATTGAATTGCTGAAGAAAAACGGTATAGACAAGCCAAAAGAGTACGCTGATAAGGTTTGGGAGAAACTGCTTGCTTTCAGCGGTTATGGTTTCAATAAATCGCATGCCGCTGCGTACACAATTATGTCATATTGGTGTCAGTGGTTCAAAGTACATTATCCATTAGAGTTCTGGACAACCGCGTTACAATTTAGTAAAGAAAGCGAGGTTCCGTATCGTTTGGCTGAATTGAAGAAGACGGGAGTAGAAATTGAGATACGTCCGCCAGACGTTAATTTCTCTGAAACAAACTTCACCTGTGACCCAAAAGAACAGCGTATCTTCTTCAGCCTGAACAAAATCAAGGGATGTGGAGAGGTAGCAGTTCAACACTTGGTAAATGCACGGAACGAGGGTGGGCAATTCTTCTCGTTAGAGGAATTCTTGAGCCGAGTACCAAGTAAGGTAAACAAGCGAGTTGTAGAGTCGTTAATCGTGGCAGGAGCGTTTGACCTTATTGAAGATATAAAGAACCCACGCGAGCGTAAACAGTTGCTGCAAAAGTATCTTGAAATGAAAGGCGCTGAGTTGCCTGAAGAGTATCAGGTTCCTGACTCAAATACAAATGCGTTCTGGATTCTTGAGCAAAAGCGTTTGACGGGATTCGGCGAGGTAGATTATGAAACAATGATACGTGAATCAATACCGAGCAAGCGCGTTGCTAATATGTACGTGAACGACACTTTGTTCTTACAGTGTAAGGAAGATACTGAAGTGACAGTAGCAGGCAAATTGATATACTATCAGGAGCGTGAAATCAAGACGGGAACGATGTGCACAATCCAACTCGATTGCAATAATACTATAATTCCCATACTGCTTTGGCCAGACGCATATGAGAAGATGCCGGAGCACATTGAAACGCTAAAAGGTATGACCGTTGCTGTTTGCGGCAACGTTAAAAAAGACAAGTTCAAGAACGAGAAGAAACTATATAGCAATGATAAGACAAAGATATACGTTTTGTCAGCGCAAAAGCAAAAGTTCTCTCGCGAAGAAGAATGGCGAAATTCAAAATTGTAACAATATGATAGTAAAAGCATTGTTGAGCGATTATCTCGCTCGGATGGATAACATTATTCAGTGGCAAGAACGTGATGTTCATCAGCGCGAAAGCGTTGCGCAGCATTCTTACAAAGTCACGGTATTCACAAACGTACTGCTTGAGAGTTTGTTCCAGGGACAGGAAGAGACTATTGAGATATTGCGTTTCAAAAACGAGTGCATCAATCACGCTATGTTTCATGATTGGGACGAAGCGTTAATTCGCAGAGACCTCAGCCATGTAATGAAATACAACGACTACAACGGTGACGCAATCCGTAAGATTGTAGATGACCTTGCAGAGCATTTAGCAAAGCAAGAATTTATTGTCAGCGATGTTATAGGAGGAAAGCGCGTTTATGACGGCATACTGCCTACAAACAAACTCGTACATGCTGTAGTAAAGGTCGCTGATTGGATGGCATTGCAGTATTTCGTTGACCGTGAAGTACGTATGGGCAACTGTACGTTCAACAGGGAAAGTCACTATTGCCCGAAGTCACTATTAGAAGCAATTGACAAGATGTTAAAAGCGTTTGAAGAAAGCGATTTCAAAGTTAATACAAATCAAATAAATGAAATCATAGAAAATTATGGCGACTGAAAAGAAAAAATGCTGTATTTGCGGCAAAGAGTTTGAGGGTTGGGGAAACAATCCTTGGCCAATCAACAACGACCCGAATGCGGTTTGCTGTGATGAGTGCAATACAAACACCGTAGTTCCTGCACGTATTGCGGGAGCATACAGAAAACATTAATAATTATGAGCAAGAAAGGTAAAGAAATGTCGCGTGAAAGTATCGGCGGTATTTTTGAAAGCATGACAGATTTATTGCTGAAGAAAAATCACGATTACAAAGGCGCAAGTTTTGATTTAGGTTTCAAGGGTAATTTTGTTCATTTGTGGGATAAGGTTATGCGCTTGAAACGAGTATTCGACAACCCAGATGATAAGCCCAATTTCGAAGGCATCGAGGACACGTATCGTGATATTATTGGTTACTGTGTTATAGGTCTTCATATCATTGGCGTAGCGAAAGTTGAGGACAAAGAAGAAAAGGGCGCGACTATTGCAGACCTGAATGATTTGTCAGCAAAGTTGCAGCAGCAATATCCTACATTGTCAGCAACCGTAATTGACGACATTATTTCAAAAACCGCAGCGGAGGTATCCCATGGCACGCAAAGTAATTAAATTAGGCGACCAACTCTATACGCTCAGTTACCAAGAGTTCGAAGATGAGGTTGATATCGACGAGTTGTTGAAGATTGACTACAGCAACTTGATAGGTGAAATGGTGACATTCCCTATTATGGTCAACCGCATCGGACTCTTGTTAGCCGACGCTGAAAGCAAGTTGTCTGAGACGAAACTGAACCGCGATGTCATGGAGGCAAAGGTTAAAGAACGTATTCGCAAAGAATTGTTTGAACAAAACGGCAAGCAACCTACCATTGATATGGTTAATGATGCCGTGACCCAAGACACAGGATATCAAGCGGTATATCGCAAGTACATTGACGCGCAGAAGACACGTGACTATATCAGTTCGCTATTCTGGGCAGCGAAAGACAAGTCAAGTAAGTTAGATAAATTGTCGTTGACTATCCAAGCAGGTGATGTTGATGACAAATTACTTGAGCAAACTGTAAACAGAGTTACTATAAAAAAGTCAAAACGACTGATTGATTAACATAACATTAAAAAAGTTTTTAGTATGGGTGATTTACGTTCACAACTGAAGGCAACTTCAATGAAGAGCCTGAAGAAGCGCATCGAGCAGGACGACAATATGTTCGGAGCGCAGAAGAGCGAGTACTTGCAGTTGGAAGACGGCAAGACTCTGAAGATTCGTATCTTCCCTGCCCATCCAGGTGGAGAAGACTTCTATGTCGCACGTAAATGCTATTGGTTGCCGTTGACAGGGCAAGATGGCGATACGTATCGCGGTACGGTAAATGATTCACGTCTGCATGGCGGTACACGCTATGACATCGTGGAGGAGTACATCAAGTATGCGAAGAAGAAAGTCGGTAATGATGCTGACAAACTCGAAGCGCTTGTTGGCACTGGTCCTAAGAGCAATTCTCTCAACCCGCAGTTCAGCTGGATTTGCTATGCTGATATCGTGCGTCCTGATGAGGAATTGCGCGCAAAACTCTGGGAGTTCAAGAAAATGGTACGTGACCAACTCAACAAACTCGCTTGTAGTGAGGATGCTGACGAGGCAATCGAGGTTGACCCGTTCACCGACCCTGATGAGGGACAGCCCATCAACGTAACGTACAACAAGAACCCGAATAAGAAAAAGGGTGAGAATTTCTATGACGTTGCGTTCCCAGCCAAGAGTAAGGCTCGTCCGTTGACCGATGAAGAGATTGAGTATTTCATGAAGCAGAAACCGCTGACTGAAATCATCGGTAAGTACGGCATCGCTGACTTCAACCGTGCACTCGACGGTCTGCAGAACTTTGACCAGGAAAATGAGATTGACTTGTTCGAAGACGAGGATTGGCTCGAGCACCTCGAAGAAATCAAGGCGCAGTATGACGAGGATGAGGAGGAGCAGGAGGAAAAACCTGCAAAGAAAACTACCAAGAAGCCTGCGAAACCTGCCGAAGAGGAAGAGGAGGAAGAAGAGGAAAAGCCTGCGAAGAAAGCGCCCAAGCGCGAAGAGGATGAGTTCGACGACATGGACAGAACCGAACTGAAAGCGTATATCAACGAGAATGAACTCGAGATTAGCGTGAAGAAGTCTATGTCTGATGATGACCTCCGCGACGCTATCCGTCAGGAACTCGCTTCTCAGGAGGAAAATTCTGAGGAGAACAACGAGCCTGAACCTGAGGAGGAAGAAGAGGAAGAGGAGGAGAAACCTCGCTCCAAAATGTCCCTTGCTGACATCAAGAAGAAATTAGGCAAGAAATAAGGTTGTAACGTAGGAGAGTGGGTTGGGTGTAGTATCTGACCCACTCTTTGTAATTCTTAAGATTATGAGTTTGATT